TTCTGTCTCGTGTTAAAGTTGGGCCTGCTGGAACAACTGGAGTCACATCTACTAACGGCGTCACAAGGTTCGTGTAAATAATGGGGCAGCATCAATCAATTCGGTACACACCGCATGTGAAGTGGCTTAAGGATAAAGCCCTTAATGTCTACACTCAGTTCGGTGAAGATGGATTGATTGCGGCATGCCTTAAGGAAATCGGAGAAACTAACCGTCACTGCTTTGAAATCGGAGCAGCTGACGGTAGTTTCTTTTCCAACACCCTGACTCTTCGAGAGAAGGGGTGGTTTGCAATCTTAATTGAAGCGAACGCCAAGCTGTTTGAAAAATTAAAGGCCGATTATGGATCTCAGTCAACTTGTATTCATCGGACTTGTATTGATCTCGATGCTGTGCTTCGCGAAACAAATATTAATCCGCAACCAGACCTTGGAATCATCGACATTGACGGTCAGGATTTCTGGATGTGGAACGACTTGCAAGACGTGCGCCCGAGAATCATGCTCGTTGAAATCAGCACGAGATCGCCATCCGAGCCACCACCAGAACGGGATGGAGACGGTCAAGCCGGAATGGATGCGATCAGATATTTAGGTGAGTCGAAGGGTTACACACTTGTTGCGGAAACATTCTGCAACGCATTGTTTGTGGATAGTGGAGAATTGAATTGAGCGACGTTGCGGAACCAATCAAGTTGAACATCGGGGCAGGCCCAACGGTCATTCCGGGATTCACGCCAATCGATCGGAAATTTGGCAGTGAAGCCTATCCGCTACCCTACGAAGACGGGTCTATCGATGAGATCAGAGCATCGCACATCCTCGAGCATTTCACCTTTGGTGAAGCCTCTCAGGCGATGGATGAGTGGGCTAGAGTCCTAAAGCCAGGTGGAAGAATCCGAATCAGCGTTCCGGATGTTGACAAGGTTCTCAATGACACTTCAGGAAAGCGTCTGTTTTACTTAATGGGCGGTCAGATGCACGCTGACGATATCCATAAGTCAGCTTACGACCACAACAGGCTCGCTGGCTTAATGAATCAGTGCGGCATTCGGCAGATCAAAGAATGGCAGTCTCCGAATACTGACTCGGCAGCGTTACCAATTTCACTGAATCTCGAAGGCGTCAAGGAAGCTGATCCAGAGCCTAAGAAACCGACAACCGCGACTATTCAGCTTGGGGCATACCTGACGCTCCCACGCTATGAATCAGTGGTTTGCCGGTCACTTATTGAGCTGGCGCTGCGACAGCTCAAGATTGAATTGACGACATCACAGGGTGTATTCTGGGGCCAGTGCATGCAACGCATGTTCACAAAGGCTGTTAATGATGGGATCGACTGGATCCTTTCGATCGATTCGGATTCCCTGTTCACCGCTGAGCAACTCAGTTTGCTGATGGACACGCTGGCAAGTAATCCTCATATCGACGCCTTGGCAGCGTTGCAGTGTCGACGTGGATGCGAATATCCACTTCTGACGACTGGAAACGTCGATGGAGGGCTGACAGTTGAGGTGAGCAACGCTCCTTTCAAGGTCACAACAGCCCACTTCGGCCTGACCTTGTTTCGCGTCGATGCTCTGCGAGAAGTCCCGAAACCGTGGTTTGTGTCGAAACCAGACGAGAATGGTGAGTGGGGTGACGAGCGGATGGATGACGACATCTTCTTCTGGCATCAGTGGAGACTGGCTGGGAAGAATATCTATGTTGCTCCACAGGTTTCTATTGGGCACATGGAAGAGACTGTTGTACAATTCAATGATGATATGAAACCAGAACACATGTATGTCCAGCAATGGCGGGATTCAAACGTGAAATGATGCCAGAAAACATGCAATCAATTGAGCTTATTCGCGGCTGGAATGGTCACGCGAAGGGCAGTCGCATTTCTACCTTTGCCTTTGGAATCATGGCTACACTGGTAGCGAACGGGAGTGCTGTATGGTGTTCCAGTACAAATCCGCCAACACTTACGAAAGCGACACAAAAGCCCTTATCCGAACCTTCAAAACAACTTCAGAACCGGCAATCGAACCGATCACGCTAGAGGAACTGAAAGATCGGATGCGGTTGGGATCGACTTGCGAATTCGACGCAGAGATCCGGCTCCTTCTCACGCAGGCTCGAAAGCAGGTTGAAGCCGATACGTATCGGAGATTGATCACTCAGACTGTTGTCGGGTACATGGACTGGTTTCGATGGGTGCGTGAGATCGAGTTGCGTTTGGCACCAATCATCAGCATCACCAGCATTGTTTACACGGACCAGAATTCAACCAGTCAGACATTTGCGGCCTCACGTTACGCGACAGACATAATCAGCACTCCTCCACGAATTGTCCTTAAGACAAATGAGCAGTGGGAATACACGGAAGACAACACTCCGAACGCAGTGGCAATCACGTTTGTTGCAGGCTATGGAGCAACGGCGGCTAGTGTTCCTGCTGCTGCAAAACTGGCAATTGTCGAATACGTGAAGATGATGTGGAGTGGCTGCGACGGCAATGAAGCGACCTACAAGCGGCTCGTCAGTTCATTACAGTGGACTGGATACCACAAGGTGATGTAATGGCTGCTAAATGCAAACATCGGCTATATAACAAGGCTGCAACAATCGAAAGGCTGTTGGGGACTGATGACGCGCACGGTCAAATTGACGTGTCGGCAAATGCTAACTGGTCATCGTATCTTAGAACATGGTGTGCAGTTATTAGTAAAGGCGGCAGAGAGTTCTGGAAGGTCCAACAGACGAATGCGACCGTGACGCACGTTTGGTACGCGACATGGAGTTCAACACTTGCGTCGGCAACGCCAGATATGCGATTGATCTGTGAGGGTAACACCTACGAAATTGTGAGCGTGATCGATATTGATTTAGCACACAAAGAAGTAGAGATCCAAACACGACAGGCGGTTCAATAATGAGCTTCGGAGCGACAATACAATTTGTTTGGGAAAAAGCTCTCGTCAAGCAACTGCAGAAGAGAGTGGCAAAACTGCAGAAGAATAAAAATAGGATCATGGTTGAATCAACACGCAGCGGGATGAGGATTGTTGCATCTGCCATTAAGCGAGGAATGCCAGCGTACACTCCGAATGCAGCGGAGAGTGAAAGCGATTATAAGGAGACAAGGGCGGCTGTTGGTAGCCGCGCTGGAGTATCAGGAGCAGGTAAAGGGGCCAACGGGCCTAGAGGAACTGTGTTTGGTAAAGCTGGAAGCAAAGTAGGAAAAAAACGGCAGGATCCAAAATCGCTTTCAGGTAATGGCAGATCACGACCTGGTGTCGGCACTGGCGTTGCCAGTCTTCATTGGTATTTGGCAGGGACTGGTGACCGCTTTACAAGAACTGGTATTCACACAGGTCGAATGCGGCGGCTGACTGTCGTTCAGGAAGCATGGGCTGCATCCAGAGGTTTGGCGTACAACAGAATACGAACAAGACTTTGGACGAAGATTAAACGCGAGGCGGCACGCCCATGAGAGCAGGACTTGTAGCATTACTCCGAGCGGAGGCCACGATTTCAGCGATCGTGTCAACGAGAGTTTATATCTCAAAGGCACCTCAGAAGGCTGCACTGCCATATATTGTTATCGACCAACAAGACACAGATGAATTCAACTCGCTCGATGCGACCGGAGCCCTTCGACGGATGGGGTTTGTAATTGTGTGCGTGTCAGCAATTTCAGTTCAGGCCGAATCGCTTGGGAATGCGGTCAGGGTGTTCATTGATGATTACGCAGGGACAGCAGGTACATTCACAATTGCAGCCGTGATGTTGAATGGCGAAGTCGGGAGCTATGAGCCACCATCTGATGGATCTGATGGAGGATATCATTTAGTATCGCTCGATGTGGATATTTTCTATCAGGCAGTATGATGCTCTTAAAGGTAGACTATGACAAGCAACTGCATTTGTGGAACCTGACTGAGATAGGTCCACCAGAACGATTGATAGCAAAACGGAAACGTGTGACAATAAAAACACGGAGTGAATTGATCGTCGATGATCCTCCACATGGATACTTGGTTGTATCAGGGATAATCGATCTGACAAACGGCGATCATGCCGTGATTATGAAAGAGAAATAGCAATGGCAAAGCTTACAGGTAAGGGCACAATTTTCAAAAGCACAATCAGCGCGATGTTGACTGCTGTGGCACAGGTCAATTCTATTGGCACCTCTGGTTTTGCCAGCGAAACTTTCGAGGGAACGTCTCTCGACAGTGCTGTAGGTAAAGAAATGCCACTGACCGGATACGCAACAGCAGGCACATGTGACATTGAAATGTTCTTT